GAGCGTGCGATCTTGGACGGAGACCTCGCTCTCAATCCAGGATCGCACTGCAAGTTCTGCCCGGCGAATCCACAGGGCAGAGGAGACAAGGGCAACAAGTCCTGTCCCGCAATGTTGCAACACCTGTACGGTGAGCGGGACGCAGAAGTAATCGAGCAAGACGTTATAGAGGAAGGACTATGATGACTGACGAAGAGGTTAACTTCAACAGCGCTGAGACCCTGGACGATGTCTTGGGTCAGCTCGCAGGGTACGCGAGCATGTGCTGGAACCAGGAGGTACACACCAACGCAATGGTGTTCGACTCCGACAAGGCAGTCGTGGCTGTCAAGGCTGCTGCCGACCGTATCGCTGCAATTCAGAGCGAGAAGCGGTTCGGCAACATCGACCTGATGAACGACAAGATCTACGTGTTCTTCACGGCGGAGGATCCTGATCCGGTCGCCATGTACATCGGAGCAATGGGCGAGTACGACGCGTACTACGACTTCGCGTACAACTACTGCGGCTCTCCGCTTGCGGACATCTGTGGTCGGACGACCTACGCCGAGTTCATGGAGAACGTAGCGGAGGGTCTGGTCGAGCACGGCTGGGAGTTCGTGAATGTCGTGATGGACGACATCCACCAGGTTCACAACCAGCTCGGCATCACGATCGAGGAGGTCATGGACATGGCGTTCAAGTATCTGGTAGAGCAGAACTACTCGGAGCTTCCTGAGACTACGATCTCGGCTATGCTGAGGATCGCTGACTCATGGGCGTAAAGGATACTGATCCGGTCACTCACATCAAGACCTACAATGACACGTGGGGCTTGATGCTTGAGCTCAAGATCAGTCGGCTCACCGAGGCACAGCGTAAGCTGCTGTCCAAGCGCGTGGCTGACGCGGTCTACCGACTGTCGCAGAAGCTCAGTCACCTGACTGTGCTGCTGCTTATCCTGAACCAGAAGCCTCTGGATCAGGGTATCCTCGACCACTACTGGAAGGAGTATGGTCAATGACTGAATGGACATTCGAGTGGGATCACTACGCTGGCGTTGATTACGAGACATTCAGTGACGTGGAGCTCAGTGGGCCGGAAGCGAAAGGCTTGCCGAACTATGTGGCAAGCCCGAACTTCCGGCCCCTGATCGTATGTACGTCTGGTGGTGACGCACCTGCATGGTTCGACTTCGTCATGCAAGACGCGTGGGTAGGCTTCGACTACCTGCAGCACTACGATCCTGATGGTGAGGACTATATCGACTACACCATTGAGGAAGCGTGGCGTCATCGCCTCGACTACGAGGTAGAGGTTGGGCACAAACTCGTTGCTCACAACGCGGGCTTCGAGCGGGCCGTGACTAAGCACATGTTCCCGGACTATGACCCGTTCATGTTCGTGGACAGTGCAGTCACTGCACGTCTACTGGGTGCTGACGGCTCGCTAGCAATGGCGAGTCGTCAGCTCAACGTGGCAGAGAAGATGGAGGTAGGTGCAGACCTTATCCAGCTGTTCTGTGTACCCAACGAGTTCTACCCGATGGGTCCGACACGTGAGCTGATCATGCAGCATGGGCATCTCGAGAAGTGGAAGCTCTTCCGCGAGTATTGCCTCGTGGATGCTGATGCAGGCCAGGAGATTCAGGAACTTGGTCACAAGATCCTGGACGAGTTTCATCCTGGTCTGATGGAGCGTGAGATCCTCTTTGAGCAGGCTACCTGGGAGATGAACCAGGCGGGCTGGAAGGTCGATGTCGAGCTCGTCAAGAAGATGAAGCAAAGGTCGTGGGCCAACGGCATCATCGCGGAGCGATTGTTCCAGGTTGAGGACGAGTCGGGTAACCGAGTCATGATCAACTTCGCGTCACATCCTCAGCTGAAAGCATTCTGCGAGAAGCGAGGGGTGCGATACAAGAGCCTGGACAAGTACCACCTGCCTGGAGTCCTGCAAGGAGTCAAGGACAGGATTGCCAAGCTCGAGGACAAGGACAACAGTCCACAGATCATGAAGGCGATCGGCATGCTCAAGGAAGTTGAGATGCTGCTGGAGACTAAGGCGGAGATTGGTGGTAGCACGCTGAGTAAGCTGCCCACTATGCTCAACCTGGTTTCGGACGACGGTATCCTGCGGGATCAGTATGTCCACTTCGGTGCTGGTCAGACAGGCCGCTCAACGGCTCGTGGCGTCCAGCTGCAGAACCTCAAGAAGCTCACGACAGACGGAGGCGAGATAAAGGATGTCAGCTCGATCTACGACTTTCAGACGCACTGGTCCAACGGGGACATGGCAGGTCAGCTTCGGCAGGTCCTCACTTCTCGTCATCCGGACGGTGAGGTTCTTGTCGGCGACTTTGCCGGTGTGGAATCTCGAGGTCTCGCTTACTCGGCAGGAGAAGAATGGAAGCTTCAAGCATTCCGTGACGGTCTCGATGTGTACTGCGTACTTGTTACCCGATTCATTCCGGGACTTGAGTACGAAGAGGTTGCAGATAAGACTGGAGAGATGTACCTCAAACTCAGGCCACGAGGTAAGTACTCGGAGCTGAGCTGTGGGTACCAGGCAAGCGGCAAGGCTGTGATGGACTTCATGTTCCGGCTCGGCTTCGTCGTTACACTGGATGCGGCTACGGAGAACGTCACTGACTGGCGTCGGGCCTGCCCTGCTACCGTGGAGTACTGGGAGGTCCTCGACACTGCGATGAAGGCAGCAGTACGCCTGAACAAGGTGGTTGAGGAGAAGATCGGTAACGGTTTGTCTATCAGGATCACTCCGTTCGGAATGCCGTCAGTACAGGCTCAGCACCCTGGTGCGTTGAGTCTGTGTGTGCAGATGCTGTTGCCGGACGGCTCGCCGTTCGTCACACGCTTCGTGCACGGCTGTTACTTCCGGAGGACAGAAGATCGTCTGCAGCTGTGCTACTACAAGCCTGCTGAACGATTGAGTGAGGGTCAGCTGTGGAGGGCTGTGAACCAGGACATGTCGGCCAAGAGGTCTAAGGAACTCGGGCGACAGGTCGTGGTGTACTACAGCATCTACGGCGGTAAGCTGGCAGGCATCTTCACGCAGTCCATGTGCCGGGAAATTTTCTTCGACAGTCTGACGGAGTTGAGGAGGCTGTTCAAGAGTCACGGTGTCACAAACGCCGCGATCTGTGGACAGTTCCACGATGAAATCAACGTGGACTGGTGGCCTGGCGAGTACGACAAGCAGTTCATTCGGGACCTGATGGATCAGGCGATGAGCAATACGATCCTACAGGACTTCCCACTAGACGTTGAGGTTCACTCGGCGTTCCGCTACATAAAGTAAGGAGGTAAGATGCAACTCACACTGATCGGGATTGATCCCGGTATCGTAGACACTGGCGTGATCTCGATCCGTCTGGATACAATACGAGAGCAGTGGAACATCACGACGCAGGTCTGGACCAACGTCACTCGTCGGGACAAGCAGGCTCTAGTAATAGACTCTGACTTCCTCGACGAGTTGACGGCGTTCGTGGACCACGAAGAGATGGAGAACAAAGCGACCTTCACTGGCATTGAGGGTTACCGTCCTCGTGGACGTGACATGCGACTGGACCAGAACATGCAAGGCCTGGTCCAGTCGATTCACGGCACGATCAAGGGAAGCGTCATCGTGGATAACACGGGCATCAAGAATGTAGTGAAAGAGCCCATGTTGAAGCTGTTCCGCGTCAACAAGTTTCCCTCGACGCACCACGCCGATCTGAAGTCGGCGGCGCGCGTCGCACTCAAGTTGGGAATCAACAATGAGTTCCTGAACCGCATCCTGAGCGATTTCGTTCGGGATAACCTGAACGGATCCTCGCCATGGTCGCTCAAGTCTACCGTGACACTGTAGATTTCGAACCCGCTCCTCGTGAGGAGTGGATGGACGATGCCGCATGCTTGTGGTATCCGCCCGATGACTTCTTCCCGACCATCAAGAAGAAGGTCGATGAGGTCAAGAAGATCTGCGGACAGTGTAACGTCCGTATCAAGTGCCTTGCCTGGGCAATGGCCGGAGAGCAGGACGATCAGCGACGCCACGGCATCGCTGGTGGCTTGACTCCATCGGAGCGTAGTCAGCTCCAAGCAATAATGGATCAACACATGAAGGAGAGAGAAGTTGCCTGAGAACAAGATGCACTTCGAAGAAACACAGTGCGCCAACATGACGAACCATGAGGCGCACTCGTGGAGAGAGGTAGACATTCTGCTGTGGTGCAACGGGGTGGACGAGACAGCAGACCTGCTGGCGAGTCGGCTCGCTGTGTACGGTGACCGACCAGACAACATGCGTCGGACGGCGCTGATCTGGTCGGGCTTCCTCGGTGTCACGATCAAGCCTTGGCAGGTGCCGGTGATGATGGAGCTCTACAAGCTCTTCCGACTCGGTATTACGCCGGACTACTCGGACAACAACGACGATGCCAAGGGCTGGCACAAGATGTTCGAAGAGCAGATGGAAGCCGACGGCACTCCGATCATCCACGCACGGACGGTCGAAGAGTACCTGGAACGGAAGAACCTGGGTTCCCAGGTTGAGGGCCAGGACATCGATGTGTTCGTGCAGGCGCAGTCCAACCTGGAACGCTTGCTGGAAGAGTCGCTGGCTCAGCGCAACTCGGACAACAAAGCGAACGACGCGTCGGCGGAGTGGTACAACGGTCGTACGCCCCATGCGGACGACAACGAGTCCATCGACTGGAGCCTCCAGCCGCCGAGCATCAGCCTGCAGGAGAACGAGTGATCGCGAAGTTCCTGCGATGGGCAGAGTCCAAGGGCTACTACCTCATGAAGCAGGATCAGTTCGGGAACATGTACTACCCTGGT